GGCGTGAAGTGCATCATTGAAGACGTTCCCAAGTTCGTAGGCAAAGCGCTGCCAGGTAGCACCATCTTTCCGCTCGCGTTCAATTGCGGGCTTATCCGTGGGATTGCCGTGTCGCTGCGAATGCCGGTCATCCTAGTCAGGCCGCAGGACTGGCAAAAGCACTTTCGCCTCGGCACCAAAGGCGACACTAGCGGAACGACCGAGTGGAAGAACAAACTTAAGGCCGAGGCGCAGCGGCGCTACCCACATCTTAAGGTGACCCTAAAAACTGCGGACAGTCTTTTACTATTGGCCTACGCACAAGAAAAACAACTCTAACCACTATGTTCACACCAATCAAACTTGAAACTAGGAAGAACGTCGCGCGCTTCAAAAACATGCAGGTCGGCGATGTGCGTGAGTTCGGTTCCTACACAAAAGCTCAAGCGGTATCAATGCTGCGAGCGCGCATGAAGAAATACGTGCACGAGATCTACACGCTCGACACCTTATCGGTTCCTTTAAAATTCCGCCGCGACGCCTGACCCATGCAACTAGCACTACCTAATTTTGATACGTTCAGCCAAAAAGAGCTGGAGGACTTCGCGTCGGTTGAGCTTTCGATGATGCGGGAGGAAGCGCAGACCGCATCGACGATCAGCCAGACCGCATTCCAGCGCGCGTGGAAAGTTGGCAAGGCGTGCGTCAAGCTCAAGGAGGCAGTCAGCGAGGACGACTGGGAAGCATACGCGACCCAGCACGTCGGCGCCGGCGACTACTATGCGGTTTATCGCTGTATGCGGCTCGCGCGGATGTCACCGGACAAGCCGCCGCTGCAAAAGACCGGGAGCAGCCAGTACAAGCAGCTCCAGATTGCGATGGGCCTTGAGTCCGCACCAAAGACGACACCGCGCAAGACGGACGTGCTCAAGTTCCAGAACCTGATGGCATCGCTCGGCTGCATCAAACGCTGGTGGAGAGAAGGACACGTCATCGAGACGCTCGATGCGGAGATGATCGCCGAAATCCTAGAGGACATGCAATTCTTACAAGAAATCTATGAGACACTCCAAAAGCAGATTCCCGAAGCCACCGACACCGCCGCAAGTGGATAGAGAGATCATGCTGGGTGAGGTGCCGCAGCGGATGCAGCAAACCATGGATGTGTCACGAGAGACGGTCGCAGATTCGCAAGAGCGGCTTGGTGACACCGGCGTGCTCTTACGTGAGTGGATTGAATGGTGCGAGAGCACTGGACGCGCTGCACATGCTGCGGATCTGATCGAGCGCAGCCGAGCGGAGATGCGCAATTCATAACAGCATGGATGCAACCACCGACGAGGACACACAGAAAAAGCTGCAAGACTTGCTCGCGCGGGTCGCTGCTGGCCATCCGTTGTCCTATGCGGAGACTGAGTTTCTAAAGCAACGCAACAATCAGCCAAAGTACCCAACGCTTGGCGATGTGGCCGCCTTCTTTTCAATCTCGCCGGGCGCGTTGCGTCGGTGGGAAGAGAAGTATCCCGAGGCATTTGCTAAAGGGCCAAACGGCTACGACATCGAGAAGATCAAGGCTGCGCGCCAGCAGTTCTTGGCCAGCGGCAAGTATACGCGGCTAAACGATGGCGACACGATCAACGTGGAAGGCGTGCAGGATGTGGCGTCGCTAAAGGCGCGCAAGATCCATCTCGAATGTCAAAAGCTTGCCACGCAGATCGAAATCCTACAGTCGAAATACGTCTCGGTCGATGAAGTTCTGGCGCAGGTCCGGGCGGTGATGTATGCGATCAAGGAGAAGATAAAGCGCGTGCCACCAGAGATGGCCTACGAGGTGAGCGGCGTGTCACCGGCAGAGGCTGAAGAGCGGCTGCTTGCCTGCATCGACAAAATTCTGCGGGAGATGGAGCAGGAGGATTACATCAAGATTGAAGAGCAGCTAAAGGCGAAGAAGGTGGATGTAGAGATGATGGAAGTCGAGATCGCGCCAACCGAGCCAGTGAAGCGAGGGAGACCGCGCAAGAGCTAATGGCATTCTCGATCTACCCATTGATGGCCGAGGTTTGGCGGCCAACGCCTAAGCTGCCGGTAGACGAGTGGCTGCGCACCCACGTGAGGTTCGAGCGCGGGCCGATTCTCGGGTCATTCGACGTGCGAAACTCGCCGTGGATCAAAGCGCCGCTTGAAGAGCTGCGGAATCACGAGACGCGCGAAATCATCTGCGCGTGCTCGGTGCAAAGTGCCAAGACCGCCCTTGCCGAAGGGGCCATGCTCTACCTGATCGCCGAGGAGGGCGGGGACATGTGCTTGTACCTGCAAACGGACGAGCACGCGGATGAGTTCCTAGACACCCGGTTCAAACATCGCATTCTCGATTGCAAGCCGGTCAGGGCAATGCTCAACAAAGGAGACAAAAGCATCCAGAAGCGGACGGTGGCGTTCGCGCACATGACCCAGTATGTGATGGGGGCCAGCAATATTCACAACCTACAGTCAAAAGCGGCGCGCTACGTCATCGGGGACGAGGCCGCCTATTGGACGCACGGGCACATCGACGAATCACGCAAGCGCACAACATCGTTTGATGCGCGCAACTCCAAGCGGATTTACGTGAGTACGCCGATGAACAACAGCGGTGAGTTCTACGAGAGCTTTACCGCTGGATCATGCAGCGAATGGCACGTCGCTTGTCCCGCCTGCGGAGAGAAGTGGCCGATGGTACTCGGGCAGCTCAAGTGGGACGGTGAAGGCGCTAAGCTGGCAGACGGCAAGTACGACCTCGCGCGCATCAAAAACACGGTGCGTTACGAATGCCCCTCGTGCAAAGTCCACCTCAAAGACGAGCCGCAAGTCCGCCGGCAGATCGCGAACAGCGGATTTTACCAAAACCAAAACTCGGCGCCTGACCCGCGCGTCAAGAGTTACCATTGGAATGCGCTGACCGTGCCATGGGTCGCGTGGGACACGATTGCCAGCGAGTTTTTGAAGGCCGAACACGCGCGGAAGTTGGGCGATTACTCGCCATTAGCTGAGTTTGTACGCAAGCGGCTGGGCGAGTTCTGGGATATGCGGGAATTTCAGTCCGAAGAGGTCAATTTGTCGGGCGGATTCGCGATGGAAGAGCCGTGGGATCAAGAGTTCAGGCGTTACATGACGGTGGACGTGCAGCGTGACTATTTCCGGGTTATCGTGCGTCTGTGGGCACAAAACGGCGAATCTCGACTGTTTTACGCGGGTGAGCTGCATACTTGGGCGCAACTGGCCGACTTACAGAAGAGATTGGAGGTTACAGACAGGCGCGTGTTCGTCGATTGCGGGTTTGAGCGGTATCAAGGGGAGGTGTACAGGCAATGCGCAGCCAATAATTGGATTGCGCTCAAGGGCGACAAGGCGCAGTTCTTCACATGGACATTGCTAGACAAACGGACAGGCCGGAGCCGGTCAGTTAAACGTCCATATTCGCAGATCCAGCACGTTGATTCGGGCGTGGGTCTTGCACGATCCAAGGTGCGCAACGCTCGACAGGCTGACTTGTGCGACCGCATCGTCTGGTCGAGCGATTACATCAAGCTCGTTCTGCATCGACTGCGCGCAGGCCAGGGCGCATCGTGGCAGATCGCGCACAATGCGCCGAAGTGGTACTTTAAGGAGATTCAGAATGAGGTATTTGTCACCGAAAAGGACAAGCGGACCGGCAAGAACAAGACGTTTTTTAAGAAGCTCGGCGAAAACCACTCGTTCGATGCGGAGGCAATGCAGGTTCTGGCCGCCTGCATTGAAAAGATCATCGGACAGGCCGAAATCATCACAAACGACGTGGAGGCTGTCAACGCTTGACAGGCTGAGTGACTTTATGGGCGGACCTTCGATTTTACGGTATGCTTCTCTGCAATTTTGCGAGACGCTTTACGATCAGTGTCTTTCGGCGCTGACCGAAGGGCAGGGCACCATCGTTATCAGCACGTCGGGCGGTGGTGAGTCCGAGACCCGCGCGTCTGGCACGGACGGCGGCATTCCCGTGATGACTTTGATGCGGGCTGTAATGCGGCGGATGCACCAGCTCGACCCGGTGAAGTACCCACTCATCTCCAACCGCCTCAAACCTGACTTTTCAACCTTTCCGCTATGAGTTTTATCGAGCAAACTATCAGGTTCTTCAGTCCGTCAACCGCTTTACAACGCCAGCGTGCGAAGGCGCAGCTAGAGGCGGGCGACAAGGTGGGCTACTGGCGCGTCGGTGCTCAGTCATCGACCAATCGTCGGGCGAGCGGGCAAACGCTTGATCAGCCTGATTCCAGCCGCAATCACACCGACCGGGTGACACTCATCCGGGAAGCGCGGTGGCTGGAAGAGAACAGTAGCGTGGTGAAGTCGATCCTGCGGAAATACAGGACGTTCTCCGTTGGCCGCTTGCAGTACGTGCCGCGCACCAGCTCCGAGGAAGCGAACAAAGCGATTACCGCCTACGTGGAGCGATGGATGGCAAGCTGCGACCTGACCCGGCGCCATCATTTTCGGGTGCTGGCCGGGCTGGGCGTTACCTCGATGAAGCGGGACGGAGACATTGGTTACATCGTGTCGGAGGTACCGATGACACCGCTGGACGAGATGTTGAAGATCAGTCCGATTCGGCTACAGGCCATCGAGGCTGACCGCATCGGCTCGATTCCCAACCGCAACGGGACGGACACGAAGCCATTCAAACCGCTCAAAAGGGGCGAGCAGGACTTTTCTGGCGTTGTCATCGACTCGATGGGCAGGCCGATTCGTTACCGCATCTACAATCGCAGCACGACCGGCGAGATGATGATGCCTGCGCTCGAAGTGCCTGCGCAGGAGTTCCTGCACTTGTTCGACCCGACCCGGCTTGATTCATACCGAGGCTTTTCCGCGTTTGATGCGGCCATCACCGACATCAAAGACCTGCAAGAGATCCTCGCGTGTGAGAAAATCTCGGTGAAGTACCTTTCCTCGATCAGCGGCGTCATCAACAATGCGGACGGAAGCGCGGATCAGGATGTATCGCTCGACACAACGCACAGCGACTACATGAGCGAAGCGGATCGGCTGAAAAAGGTCGAGCCGGGCGCCATCCAATACCTTGCAGAGGGTGAATCGTTCAACCCGGTCGATTTTAATCGTCCGTCGCCGACCTTTAACGGGTTCTTGGACACTCTCGTTCGCTCAACCGGGCTGACCGTTGGGCTCCCGTTCGGCTTTATCTATTCTTGGGCAGGCCAGGGGACAGCGGTCCGGATGGAAGCGGCTCAGGCAGCGCGTGAGTTTGAGATGACACAGCTAACGCTGGAGGAGAAGTTTCTTTATCCGATCGTCATGCGCGTCATCGCTCGCGGTATCCAGCTCGGCCACTTGCCAGCCGTTGCTGACTTTGATGCCGGTGAGTGGCGTTTCCCTGCTAAGGTCACCGCCGACATCGGGCGCGAATCAAAGGCATTGATCGACGAAACCATGGCCGGGATTATCAGCAAGACGCAGATCGCAGCGGATCGCGGTGAGGATCGCAACATCATTCGCAGCCTGCTCCGCGCGGAGGCGATGGAGCTTGTCGAGGACGCCAAGATGGTGCAAGACGCATCTGGCGGAGTGCTGGATCTGCCAACCGCCATCTACATGCTAGAGCGGCGGGCTCCTAATGCGCCGGCTATCCCGGCGCCAGCGGCTGCACCTGCGGAGGACGTGCCAGAGATCGAGGACGAAGAGTCACCCGAGGACGAAGCCGAAGATATTGCCGAGGATGAGGCCGAGGCTGGTAGCACTGATTGACATCGGTTTGGCGTGTATGCCAGTCACCGAAGAGATTCAGACATTCGCAGCGTTCCAAGGCAAGGTTTCAGGAAACACCATCATGGGTGTTTCCTTGATTCAGGAAGGCCCGGCGCTTGGTCATGGCGTGTTTGTGGACAAACGATCGCTGAACAAGTTCAAGGCGCTTGCAATCGAGAAGGGACGGGTGAAGGCAAAGCTCAATCACTTCTCTTCCGTCGAGGATACTGTCGGTTATTACGAGAATTTCCGGGTCAGCAAAGGCAAGCTGCTGGCTGATCTGACCTTGTTTGAAGCGCACAGCGGAAAAGAGATGCTGCTGGAGATGATCAATGAAATCCCGTCCGCTTTTGGCGTCTCCTTGATGTTTGCAGCGGATGCGCCAGAGTTGGACAAGGAGAGCGGCAACTACATGACACGCCCACGGGGACTGTACTCGGCAGACTTTGTAGACACTCCCGCCGCCAACGCTGACGGCGTGTTTTCGGCTGATCAGATTGACAGCGAGGAAATTGATATGTCTACCGACAAAGTGGCTCTTACGCCAGAACCTCAAGTTGATTTCTCCGCCATCATCGCGGAGCAGTTCGCCGCGTTCACCGCTAAGTTCGATGCGGTGGCTACGCAATTCGCCGAAGATAATGCCAAGGTCTTGGCTGAGTGCGAACAACTCAAGGCCGATCTGAAAGCGTTGCAGGCTGGCAACAGCGACATCGAGCTACAAGCTCGACTGGCCGCCGCCGCTCCTGCTCCTGCTGCTTTTGCCGCTCCTATCAACGAGCCAGAGGTCAAGGTTCCAGCCATCTCCTACCACGAAGCCAAGAATCAAGCCATCGGAACGGCCACCGGCCTCGATCGTCTGAAAGCGGTTCGTGCGTTCACCGAAAAATTCCCAACCGAGGCCGCATACGTCTCGGCCAACTCATAACAACTTTCTACCAAGACCATGCCACAAGCCAATCTTCTCGATATTGCTAAGCTCAACGGCTCCGACACCATTGTCGGGCTGATTGAGGAAACGCTGACCTACGCTCCCGAGGTGCAGATCATGCCAGCGCGCACCATTCGCGGCACCAGTTACAAGATCGCCTCGCGCGTCTCGTATCCCGGCGTCGGCTTCCGCGCTGCCAACGAAGGCTCAACCCCGACCAAATCGGAGTTCGAGAACCAGCTCATTGAGTGCTACATCCTCAGCGGCGCCGTTCAGGCTGACGTTGCGGTGGCTCGCGCTTACGAGGACGGAGAGCAAGCGTGGAAGGACATCGAATCCATCGGCGTCATGCGCCAAGCGATGATTGAACTCGGTTCACAGGTCATCTACGGAACTTCCGTTGATTCCAAGGGCTTCCCTGGCTTGCAGGCGATTCACACCGCTTTTAACTCCGGCCTCGTGGTTGGTGCTGGTGGTAGCACTGCATTGTCCTCCGTTTACGGCATCAACACCGATACCCAAGGCGTTCAGCTCGTTTTCGGTTCCGGCACTACCTTTGAACTGGGTGAGTGGCGTATCGAAAACGTGGGCACCAGCTCTGTTTATCCTGCGCACGTTGCCAACTTGACCGCGTGGGTCGGGATGCAGGTAGGCAGTAAGTACAGCGTTGGCCGGTTGAGTGCCGTTGGCAGCGACTCCGGTGCCGGTGTCACCGATGCGCGTCTCGCTGAATTGCTCAGCAAATACCCGGTCGGCTACCGTCCAAACTACTGGTTGATGAACCGCCGCTCGGCGTTCCAGCTCCAGTCGAGCCGTTCCACCGCCTTCTCCGCTTTGGGCAGCAAGTCCGCCACCGGCGCCGAAGTATTCGCTCCGTTGCCACTTGAGTCCAACGGTATTCCAATCGTCATCACCGACTCGATCGGCATCGCTGAATAATTGAGCTTCTAAACTCCAAAGAATTACTACAATGGCTAACGAATTTTCTCGTAACACGCAGGATGCGTCTCTAACCGAGACGGCCACTATCCCGGCCACCGCCGTCGATGCGTTTACCGCCGACATCAACCTCGGTACAAACAGCAAAGCATTCCTTACGGAAGAGCATGAGCTGGAAATCGCCTTCCCTGCCTTTACGGTGGGCCAGCTCGCCAACGGGGCAACCGTCACGGCGGTTGTGCTTAACGGCGCCGCCGCTTCTCCTACCGGCACTGCTCTCGGCATCACGCGGATCGTAACAGGTGCTGGCGGCGCGGGTGCTGCTGCCACCAGCTTCCGCGTTCGACTTCCGGCTGCGACGCTTCAGTATCTGCGCGTGAAATTCACGCCATCGACCACCGGTGCAGGCGGAACTGCGACGGTTCGAGTCTTGACCTAATTTTGGTGTAGTGTGTCGTTATTCGTGGGCGGCTGACAGGGTTCTATCCTTGTCAGCCGCTTTTTATTGTATGACCTACGCTCAACGCATCGCATCCGCTCACGGACGTATCCGCACCAAGTTCGGGACGGATGCCAGCGGCGCGCAACTTTACGTTTGGCACAACAACGTGCAGATTCACGCCTACCAGCCGACCGGCAAGAACAGCCGGAACCTGATGGCTCAGATTATCGTCAAAGACGACACAGTGAGCGTGATTGCGACGAAAGCGCAGTTTACGACCGTTCCAAAGATCAACGACGAAATCAAGATGGGCACAGTGCTGGCCACAGCGGTCGTTTACCGTATCGACAGCGTGACCACTACGCAGATCCGGCCATTCTACGATCTGGAGCTGATTGACCCAAACATGGAGGCAACGGCGGCATGAGCGTTCAGATAAAGATTGATACCAAGAATCTGGAGAAGGCGATGGCCGATTATGCTCGGATGAAGAAAAAGACCGACGCGGCGGTTGTGAACAAGGGAATGCGGTTCTGGCTTCCGTTCGCCGGCAGCAAGGTCAAAGACAAAACCTCGACCGCTGCTAGGGTGCGGACCGAGCTGACTAATCAAGCCAAGCGGATCAGCCGTGGAGAGAAGAAAAAGAAAACGCAGCTCACAAACACGGTGGCGGCTGCCATCATTGCGGCACGACTGCGAAAGCAAGGCCGGAACCACTTTCCGCGCGCATCTAGCGGTCCGAAATCCGCAGCGTTTGTGGGCGAGTTCTACGCTATGACGGAGCGTTTTGTGAATGCGCGGGTGCGCTCCATTGGCTACCTCGCGGCGGGATTTATCCCATCTTACAAAGCGTTCAACGTGCCGATGCGTGGAATGCCGCGCAATCAGAAGCGATTCAAAGGCCGCTCAATCGGCACTAAAGCCGTTCCAGTTTCAAGCGGCAAGGTCACAGCTTTTGCCAGCGTAAAGCGACTGGGCGCCTTCCTAGTCGCACCAAACGCATTCAGTTCATCCATTCCCGAAGTCCGCCGGCAGTTTATTAACTGGATGGCGCAAGATGTGAATGAAGTCGCCAAGAAAACAGGATTTAAGAAATGATCACCTACCCAATCTGCCCCTCCGACCGACTACAGCGGCGACTGATCACAGTGCTGGATGACGAGCTTTTGCCGCTGTCAGCATTCACCGGGTTCACGCTCTGCGACGACCGCGAAAACGACGAAATCAAGCTGCCGTTTATCGTCGTTCGCGTGACGGAATCAGACGAAATCCCGCAGGCCGGAACCGTCTGGCACTGCCGTCTGAATGTGAACATGGTGGAGGATCGGCAAGAAGCGAATCTAACGCTTGGTGCGGATGCTCGCCCTAGGCACGAGCTGCGGGCTGAGAATATTTCCGCGCTTCTTTTTGGCGTCTGGAACATGACCACGCTGGGCCAGAAGATCAACGCAATCAGCAACGGCCAGGGCGTTTACGTGCTGAAGCAGCACAGCAACAACATGACGCCGGGAACAAGCGAGAATGACACGCTCTCGACCGAGTACGCCTTCACCATCATCTGCGCATCCACTCAGCAATGATTGACATTGACTCTTAAAATATGCCTGCTGTAGCCGCTTTGATCCAACACGGAAACATCCCATCCTCGACGCTGCTGGATGAGAGCAATCCAACCACGCCGGACATTCTGGTTCAGTCTTTGACGATCACGGCTGCGCGTGATGAGAAGGCTTACCTGAACGCAGCCGGCGCCACTTTTGGGCTTGAGTACCGCAACCCGACGATCACCTTCGCGTTCGATGGTTACTTGTCCAACAAGACAACCGGTCTCGCCAATCAGCACCCAGGAACGGAAGTCTTGACGCTGGCCAACTTTACGGCCAACACCTACGGTTTTGTTCCGGGCGATGGCACTATGATCTTCATGGACCCGAATCGCTCCGAGACGAATACCGAAATGGCCAAGACTACCTTCTCGGTGAAACAGTATCCATTCGTCGTCTAATTATGGAAAGCTGGATCGCCTGCACGGACGTTGATGTTGCGTCCGCCTTCATGACCATGGGTGTTGTGATGAAGCCAGTGGTGCAGGTGCGGGCGGACAATGGGAAGGAGTACGTCACCATGTACCTTTCCACGACATCGGTGACGATGCCGGAACTGAATGTCGGGCACTTAATGAAAGCGTTGATGTCGGGCGAGCTGCAAAAGCTCGATCCGCATCATGAGCTTCTCGGTTACCTGATGGCTATCAAAAACAGACACGCGGCCAAGCGCGCGCTTGACTCAGCAGAGCGCCAAGTGCTAATTACGAGGAAGGGCACCACCCGCACAGCCTATGTGCGCGAATCCATTACCAACAAGGGAATGGAGATGGCTGACCGATTCCTTGCAACTGGCCGACCATGATAGACATTCAAACCCAAGAGGACGACGGTATTTCATTAGTGAACCTGCCAAACGAGCAGGAACAACGCAGAACAGACGCATTCAATGCGGCGTATGAGTGGAAAGGGAAGACGTTTGAGGGAGTGTCTTGCTCGCGAAAGGACATCTGGGTTTCGATGTGCCACAAGTCCGGCTTCCCGACGCTGGATGCGTGCTTTGACGAGTTCTCACTATTCGCGCCGCTCAGTAAGGTGCTGATCTTCGTTTGCATCACGCCGACCGCACAACTCCGCAAGCTGCGCGCGCAAGGCATCCAAGCGTTGATTGATGCGTGCGATGACTGGATCGACGCCAACATTAAGATTTCAGAAGAGCGTGACGCGATCAGCCTTGGGCTTCGCATTTTAAACGACTCAACGGCCAATCAGTCCGAGGTGGTGCAAACAGCCGGCTCTGAGGGAAAGCGTTAGCCAGTCCGGTTTTTCAAGCGCACTACGTGTCATTGGTGCGTCCAATCACTGGGCTGACGGAGCAGGAGGTGCTGTGGGAGTTGCCACTGTGTCGCGGTCTCGCTTACCTGCACATGGCGCTAGTCAAGGAAGGCATCGAAACCCAATGGGTCGGGCACGACATGATGGAGGACGAGACCATCAAGAACGCGATGGATTACATCCAGCGGCGTAAGACGAGCAGGCTTGTCAACTCATTGACATAACGGATGGCTTTATG